ATAAGATAACCTCCTTGCTTGGTTTTCTTTATTATATCATGTAAGTTTCAAAAATGCAACTATTTTTTTCGATTTAGGCTAAAAAGTTTCCTAAAGGGGTTGACAGGTTACATGTTTTGTGATATACTCAAAGTATCCTAAAGGAAACAGGAAGGAAGTGATAAGGTGAACGTTAATGATTTATATGCCGAAATTGCAAGATGTGGATTAACTGTTCCAAAACTTGCAGAACGCATAGAAATGGACAAAAAAACGTTGTATTCTCGCTTGAAAGGCGAAACATCGTTTAAACAGCCGGAAATAGCAAAGATTTCAGAAGTCCTTAATTTGTCTAAGGATAAGATATTCGCTATTTTTTTTGCCGATTTAGTTTCCTAAAAGAAACAACCGCAACAAACAGAGGAGGTGAGAACATGAACGTAACAGAGAAAAATGTTAAGACATCGGCGGTAATACTTAATATTCTTGCCGAAAACAAATGCACCGTTGCAGAAGCGGAAGAAATCTTGAGCTTTTGCTCAAAGATACTCCGCAAAAGAGCAACGGTGCCTGAAGAAGATTACTTAGCGGATTTTACCGCTCGGTTTTTGAGCTCTTCTCTTTGATGATAACGTCGCAAAGTTCTGAGTTTACTGCGGCAGAAGAAACCAGTCGGCAAACTGTTATAGTTTCTTCATCTGCTGATATTTCACGAACTCTGAACACGCAGTCAGTGCGACAGGCATCTTTGAGAAACGGGCAAAATGTATTCAAATCAGTCACTCCTTTCCATATAAGATATTAATATTATATCATTGAAAGGTGGCTAAAGCAAGGAGGTGAGTTCATGAAGCCGCTGACGATAAACGTTGACACAAGCGCCCTTGACGAGGCAGAAGAAAAAGTGAGCCGCTTACTCTCTTTACTCAAAGAAGTAAAGGAGATCATCGGCTCGCTTAAGGTAGAAGATTAAATCATAAGACGTAAGAAAAAAGAGGTACACAATGGCAAGCATTAAGACGCAAGTACGCAACTGGGACTTCTTGCCCGTGATGCTGTCGCAGGAGTACCTTGCAGGACTTATGGGCATCACGATACCGGAAGTCACAAGGTACTGCAGACTGGGCAAGATTCCTGGTGCAAAGAAGGTAGGGAAGTACTGGTTTGTCGAGAAATCGGTACTGAGAAATTACATGGAGGGACAAGCATAATGAAGAAACAAGTTATCCTGTACATACTCGCACGAGCAGTGCAGGCAATAGTAACAGCTCTGACGTGCAACATAACAGCTCTGCTGTTTGTTAACGCGGCATACGAAGAGCGCGGATATCTCGCCGTAGGCGGTGAGATGTTGCCCGTAGCGATGGTAACTGTTGCGGTCTGGTACGGGCTGGGGTGGCTGATGCGGGAGTGGTACAGGGATATGATAGAAGGTGGGCATAATGACCGACCTTGAGAAAATAGCCAAAGAAGCCACCGATCACGGCATGACGTATGGTGAGTATGTTGCATGGAAGGCGAAATCAGCACTTGAGCAGCAGCAAAACTACCGTCGGGCAAGGCAGGTAGCGGAAATACAGAGAAAGAGAGGGCAAAGAAAATGAGCAAAACAGAAGTTGTTAAAGGGTACAAGGTGTTCAATTCTGATTGGACGTGCAGAGGCAAGCAGTACACTTGCCCTGGCAAATTTGAAGAAGATGTTACCCCAATCCAGTGCAGGCGCGGGATGCACTTCTGCAAAAAGGCGGCTGACTGCTTCAATTATTATTCATTCGACCCGAATAACAAGGTTGCAGAAGTCATAGCTTACGGCGAAGTTTCAGAAGAAGGCGATAAGTGCGCTACGAATAAACTTGAAGTAGTTCGTGAAATCCCGTGGTCTGAATTGCTTGGCCTTGTAAACACCGGGAAAGGTTGCACCGGACGTTGCAACAGCGGGGATTGGAACAGTGGCAATCGCAACAGCGGCAATCGCAACAGCGGCAATTGGAACAGCGGCGATTGCAACAGCGGCAATCGCAACAGCGGCAATCACAACAGCGGCAATTGCAACAGCGGCGATCACAACAGCGGCAATTGCAACAGCGGGGATTGGAACAGTGGCAATCGCAACAGCGGCAATCGCAACAGCGGCAATTGGAACAGCGGCGATTGCAACAGCGGCAATCGCAACAGCGGCAATCACAACAGCGGCGATTGGAACAAGTGCAGCTTTTCTAATGGTTGTTTTAACACCACAAGCCCGAAAATTTACCTGTTCAATAAGCCGTCAAGCTGGACATATCGTGATTGGTTGAATAGTGAAGCTTGTTGCCTGATTGAGCGGATATCGGACAATGTAGTACAGTGGGTTCAGTATTCCAATATGACAGATGAAGAAAAGGCAGAACACCCAGAAGCTGAAACTACGGACGGTTATCTGAAAAAACTGGATAATTCCGAATGCGCGGTGATTTGGTGGCGTGGACTTTCTGGCGGTCAAAAGGCAATTATCACAGCAATTCCGAATTTCGACAAGGCTATTTTCAAAGAGATCACCGGGATTGATGTAGATGCAGATTAAGAGAGAGGAAAGAAACGTGTATAAATGCGAACGTTGCGACTGGACAGGCTCGTCTTCAGAACTCGGACACTGCACCGAGTATCGAGGCGAGTGTCACGGTGCACCTGCGTGGGAAACAATACCGTGTTGCCCAGAATGCGGATATGATGTTGAGAACATCGAAGAAGAGTAAAAAAAAGAGCTCCCCGAAGGGAGCAAAAATAATAAACCTAAAACAATTATAGCACCCGATCTTTCGGGTGTCAAGGAGGAAAACCAAATGTCAGTAAAAATCAGCTCACTTGAAATTGAAAATGTCAAGCGAGTAAAAGCGGTACAGTTAACGCCTGCCGAGAACGGTCTTATGATAATCGGCGGTAAGAACAATCAGGGCAAGACATCGGTGCTTGACGCTATCGCATGGGCACTCGGCGGTGACAGGCTGAAACCGTCACAGGCTGTGCGGGAAGGCTCTGTGATTCCGCCCCACATGGAAGTTACGCTCAGCAACGGTATAAAGGTAGTCAGGAGCGGCAATAACAGTACGCTCAAGGTTATTGATCCGGACGGCAACAAGGGCGGTCAGCAGCTGCTCAACGAATTCGTAGAACAGTTTGCGCTTGATCTTCCTAAGTTTCTCGACCGGTCAAGCAAGGAAAAGGCGGATACTCTCCTCAGAATAATCGGTGTAGGCGATAAGCTGTACGAGCTTGAAACCGAAGAACAGAAGCTGTACAATCAGCGTCACACTATCGGTCAGATAGCGGATCAGAAGAAGAAATACGCTAAGGAAATGCCGGTATTCGCAGATGCTCCGAAAGAGTTTGTGTCAGCAACCGAGCTTATCAGACAGCAGCAGGATATTCTTGCAAGAAACGGCGAAAATCAGCGTAAAAGACAGCTCAGAGAGCAGTACGACAGAGAACTTGAGTTGGCTCGGAAGGCATACGAAGAAGCACAGGCAAGACTTGAAACAGCAACGGCAAACGCTGAAACCGCACATCGTGACGCTGAAGACCTTGCAGACGAGAGCACGGCAGAGCTTGAACAGAGTATAGCAGACATTGAGCAGATAAACGCAAAGGTCCGTGCAAATCTTGACCGTGAAAAAGCTGAGCTTGACGCTGAAGCGTATAAAACTCAGTATATACAGCTTACCGAAGAAATACAGTCTGTCAGAAAAGCTAAAACAGATCTTCTTGACGGTGCAGACTTACCGCTTGAGGGCTTGTCGGTAGATAACGGCGAGCTTACATACAACGGTTTTAAATGGGATAATATGTCCGGCTCGGAACAGCTCAAGGTTGCGACCGCAATTGTCCGCAAGCTCAATCCTAATTGCGGATTTGTGCTTATAGACAAGCTGGAACAGATGGATACCGATACGCTGAATGACTTTGGCAGATGGCTTGAAAGCGAGGGCTTACAGGCAATCGCCACAAGAGTAAGCACGGGTGACGAGTGCAGTATCATAATCGAGGACGGCTATTCAAAGCCGGTTGAAAAGAAAGAAACTACAACATGGAAGGCAGGTACATTCTGATGAGTACAACAAAAACAGAACAGGCACAGACTAAGTGCAGTATAAGATGCAACACTAAAGGCACTGTCGGCATCACAAAGGTGATTATTTCACAGGATAACTACAACAAGATCTGTTTTGTATCCAACATCACAAGAAAGACCATACAGGAAGTAACATCGGAGCTTTTGACTTACGCTCTGAAAAACCTTGAGATATGCGGTGACGACGGTACACCTCTGAACATAAAGCTTTGAAAGGAGCATAACAATGAACATCACTAAAGGCAGAATCGAAACCGCCAAGAAGGTGGTTATATACGGCCCTGAGGGAATAGGCAAGTCAACGTTTGCATCGCAGTTCCCCAATCCGTTATTCATCGATACCGAAGGCAGTACAAAGGAAATGGACGTTGCCCGTTTTGATAAACCGACATCGTGGGAGCTGCTTAAGAGCCAGATTGAGTATGTCAAGCTCAATAAGCCTTGTACCACGCTTATAATTGATACGATAGACTGGGCGGAACAGCTTTGCATCAAGTCTATCTGCGATAAGTACGACAAAAAGGGTATCGAGGATTTCGGTTATGGCAACGGCTATGTATACGAAAAGGAAGAATTCGGCAGATTCCTTAATCTGCTTGAAGAGGTTATCGAAGCCGGAGTTAACGTTGTGCTTACGGCTCACGCTATCCTCAGAAAGTTTGAACAGCCCGATGAGCTCGGAAGCTATGACCGCTGGGAGCTGAAGCTCGGCAAGAAGACAACCAATCTTATATCTCCTCTTGTAAAAGAATGGGCTGATATGGTGCTTTTCGCAAACTACAAGACTATTTCGGTAGCGGTAGACAAGGACGGCAAAAAGCATAAGGCGCAGGGCGGCAGACGCATAATGTACACGTCACATCATCCCTGCTGGGACGCAAAGAATCGTTACGGTTTGCCGGAAGAAATTCCGATGGAGTACGGGCAGATAAAGCACATTATCGAAAGAAATGTTGCCGCACAGCCTGCCGCTACCGTTCAGACTGCACCTGTTGCAAAAGTGGCAGCTGCAGAAAACGCAACAACCGCCACGAATGATAATGTAATGTCGGCTCCTGCTCCGGCAATAACACAGGAAAGCTCAGGCATACCCAAAGCTCTTGCGGACCTTATGACAGCAAACAGCATAACGGAAGAGCAGATAAGAGCGGCAGTAGCAAGCAAGGGATATTTCCCTGCCGATATGCCGATAAAGGACTATCCCAAGGAATTTATCGAGGGCGTGCTTATCGGGGCATGGGAGCAGGTAAAAGCAATGATAACGGAAATGCTTATGACAGACTATGAGAACGAGGCGTACCCGTTCTGATAAACGAAAGGAGAAATAACATATGAGTGAATTTGAAAAAGAATTAGGCTGGGATGACGTGATCGAGAAAGAAAGCGATTTTACGCTTCTTCCCGCAGGTGACTACGACTTTACGATAACAGGTTTCGAGCGTGCAAGGCATGAGGGAAGCGAAAAACTTCCCCCTTGCAACAAGGCTGTAGTATCTATTCATATAGATGCTCCGGAAGGCTCAACTACAATTCAGCATAATCTGTTTTTGCACAGCAAGTGCGAGGGTATGCTTTCGGCGTTCTTTATCGGCATAGGTCAGAAGAAACACGGCGAACCGCTTCGCATGAACTGGAGCAATGTCATCGGTGCCAAAGGTCGTTGCAAGGTGTACATAGATACTTGGAAGAACAAGAACGGCGAAGAAATGCAGTCTAACAGAATAAAAAAATTCTATGAGCCGTCACCTGCACAGACTGTTTCTCAGGCACCTGCAAGCTCTCAGGCGGGTGTATTTACACCGGGTAAATTCTGATGGAATTAAGACCGTATCAGAAAGAAGCCAAAACAGCGGTACTTTCACAGTGGGAGCAGGGTAATTCAAAAACCCTGCTCGTACTGCCTACGGGTTGCGGTAAAACGATAGTTTTTGCAAAAATCGCAGAAGACCGTGTCCGCAACGGAGAAAGGGTACTTATACTTGCGCACAGGGGCGAACTGCTTGAACAGGCGGCGGACAAGATACTGAATGCCTGCGGGCTTGGCTGTGCTGTAGAAAAGGCGGAAGAAAGCTGTATAGGCTCATGGTATCGTATAACGGTAGGCTCTGTACAGTCGCTTATGAGAGAAAAGCGACTTGCACAATTTTCAAAAGACTATTTCAATACGATCATAATTGATGAAGCACATCATTCCATTTCGGACAGCTATCAGAAGATACTCGGATATTTTGATGAAGCAAAGGTACTCGGAGTTACGGCAACACCGGACAGAGGAGATATGAAAAATCTCGGACAGGTATTCGACAGCCTGGCGTATGAATATACTTTGCCGAGAGCTATCAAAGAAGGGTATCTTTCACCAATAAAGGCACTCACCATTCCTCTGAAACTCGATCTGACAGGTGTCGGTACGCAGGCAGGAGATTATAAGGCGAGTGACATTGACACGGCTCTTGACCCTTATCTGTATCAGATAGCGGATGAAATGCTGAAATATTGCAAGGAACGTAAAACGGTAGTATTTCTGCCGCTTATAAAAACGAGTCAGAAATTCTGCAAGATACTTAACGAAAAAGGCTTCCGCTCGGCAGAAGTCAACGGAAACAGCATTGACAGAGGTACTGTTCTTGCTGATTTCGATAGCGGTAAATATAATGTGCTGTGTAATTCAATGCTTCTGACGGAAGGCTGGGACTGTCCAAGCGTAGATTGCGTAATAGTTCTCAGACCTACTAAGGTAAGAGGGCTGTACTGTCAGATGGTCGGCAGAGGAACAAGACTTTGTGAGGGTAAGAAAGACCTGTTGCTTCTTGACTTTTTGTGGCACACAGAAAGGCACGAGCTGTGCCGTCCTGCACATCTGATATGTGAAAGCCCTGAAGTTGCCGAAAAGATGACCGAAAATATTGCGGCGGCAGGTATGCCTGTTGATATTGAACAGGCAGAAGAAAAGGCAAAAGAAGATGTAGTTGCTCAGCGTGAGGAAGCGCTTGCAAAACAGCTTGCGGAAATGAAAAAACGCAAGAGAAAACTTGTAGATCCTCTCCAGTATGAAATGAGCATTCAGGCGGAAGACTTATCTTCCTATGTTCCGGCATTCGGCTGGGAGTGTTCTCCTCCGTCGGACAAGCAGAAAACAACGCTCGAAAAGCTTGGTATATTCCCCGATGAGATTGACAATGCCGGTAAAGCTCAGCTTTTGCTGGACAGGCTCGGCAAACGGCGCACTCTCGGACTTACAACACCGAAGCAGATACGTTTTCTCGAAAGCAGGGGCTTTAAGCACGTCGGCACATGGCAGTTTGAAAGTGCAAGAAATCTGATTGACAGAATAGCGGCTAACAACTGGCACGTTCCGAACGGAATAGATCCTGCAAGCTATGAACCGAAGGTGGTGAATAATTCAGATGTCGGAATTTGATTTTGATCTTAACGAAGCACTTAAATATATAAGCCCGTCAGACCTTTCCTATCAGGAATGGGTGAATGTCGGTATGGCACTCAAAGAAGAGGGCTATTCCGTTACCGTATGGGATAACTGGTCGGCAAATGACAACAGATACCATAAAGGCGAATGTGAAAAGAAATGGGAGAGCTTCAACGGCTCTTCCTCGCCTGTCACGGGCGCTACCATAGTTCAGATGGCTAAGGACAGAGGAATGATGTTCGGCACGGGAGAAGACCGTGAGCTTGACTGGGACGACGAAATATCATACGAACATCACGATGAACACGTTGTTGTAAACAAAAACTGGATAGAGGGCAAAGAAATAAACGCTCCGACAGACTGGCAGCCTCACAGAGAAATAATCAGATACCTTGAAGCTTTATTCGAGCAGAGCGAAAATGTCGGATATGTTGTGCAAAGCTACGAAAAAGACGGTAAATTCATCCCTGCCAACAAGGGCTATTATGATCGCACGGCAGGTCAGCTTATCGAATCATTGTCGCAGTGTGACGGCGATATAGGCTCTGTTCTCGGTGATTACAACACTCAGGCGGGGGCATGGATACGTTTCAATCCTCTTGACGGTAAAGGCGTTAAGAATGAAAACGTAACCGAATACAGATATGCGCTTGTAGAAAGCGACAATGTAGATATAGAAAAACAGCACGCAATCATCTGCGAGCTTGAACTGCCCGTAGCTGTGCTTGTATACAGCGGAAAGAAATCGCTGCACGCTATTGTAAAGGTAGATGCCGCAAATTACGATGAATACCGTAAACGTGTAGATTTTCTGTATCAGATATGTCAGAAAAACGGACTGTCACCCGATACGCAGAATCGTAATCCGTCAAGATTATCACGTCTTCCCGGTGTTCAGCGTGGTGAAAACAGGCAGTACATAGTTGATACAGACATCGGAAAAAAAGGTTGGGATGAGTGGCGGGAATGGATAGAAAGTGTAAATGACGACCTGCCCGATACCGAGAGCATGGCTGATGCGTGGAGCAATCTTCCGGAACTTGCACCGCCACTTATTGATGGTATACTCAGACAGGGACATAAAATGCTTATCGCAGGACCGTCAAAGGCGGGTAAGTCGTATGCTCTTATAGAAATGTGCTGTGCAATAGCGGAAGGCAAAGAATGGCTTGGCTGGAACTGTACCAAAGGTAGGGTGTTGTATGTAAATCTTGAGCTTGACAGGGCTTCCTGTCTGCACCGTTTCAAAGATGTATATACAACACTTGGCTGGGAACCTCAAAATCTCAGTAATATTGATATATGGAACCTAAGAGGTAAGTCTGTCCCGATGGACAAGCTCGCACCGAAACTTATCCGCCGTGCGAGCAAGAAGAACTATATCGCCATTATCATAGACCCGATTTATAAGGTTATTACCGGTGACGAGAACAGCGCAGATCAGATGGCGCATTTCTGCAATCAGTTTGATAAGGTGTGCACGGAGCTTGACTGTGCGGTTATATACTGCCATCACCATTCAAAAGGTGCACAGGGCGGTAAGCGTTCAATGGACAGAGCCTCGGGTTCGGGTGTATTCGCAAGAGATCCCGATGCACTGCTTGACCTTACGGAGCTGGAGCTTACCGACAGCATAATAAAGCACGAAAAAGACAAGATGACCTGCAAGATATGCTATGACCAGCTGAAGAAATGCGGACACGAAGACGATGTTTCACAGGATGATATATGCAGTGCAAAGCAGATGCGTGAAGCGCTCAGAAACGCTGTGCCGGACGCAGATTATAAGCATGTGTGTGATTTCATTACCAAGTGTGAAAAACGCACAGAGAGCCGTACAGCGTGGCGTATAGAAGGCACGCTCCGAGAGTTCCCGAAGTTCCCGCCGGTGAACGTTTGGTTTGATTATCCCGTTCATCGTATAGACAAGACCGACGTATTAAAAGACATACAGCCCGATGACGGCAGAGCAGTAGGCTGGCAGAAGAATTTCAGCAAGAAAAAGACCGAAAAGGAACGTAAGGACGAGCGTAAAGAATCGCTCGAAACGGCATTTGACGCCTGCATGATTGACGGCAAGGTTACTTTATCCGGTATGGCCGAGTATATGGGCGTGACCGAAAAGACGGTCCGAAACCGTATAAAAGAGCACGGCGGTTTCTGGATCGACGATAACGAGGTAGGGAAAAAGTCGAAGTGAAAACTTTCACTGCGAGGGAAAATCTCGGTGATTTTCATTTTTCCTGTCAGGGAAAATGTCGAGAAAATTTCTTTCACTGTCAGTGAAAAAGTCGAGAATTTTCACTTTCCCTACAGAGTGAAAAAGTCGGTGAATTATCGAGATTTTCACTGTCAAGGAAAATCTATTATTATAAACAATACTTCTGTCGGGGCAGAGGTAGCCCGACAGAAAGTATTTTGAATAATGACGCACACGAGGAGGTGCAAACTTAAATGGCAAAAACAAGCAAAGCAAGACAAGCTATAATCGAGGCAGCTAAAAAAATGCCGCCGCTGTTTCACAAGATTCCCGATGAGGATTTTGATTACAGAAAAGCAAGGACACTATGGTGGCTCGTCAAACAGCCGGAAGTTCTTAAGTATGTCTGGGATATAGTCAAACAGTCGGGCGCAGTGATATATGACGGCACAACTCGCAAATGGCACGGTGTAGATTTTGAGGAGGTCGATGATGAAGACTGAATTTTTTATGCCGATGATACCGCCTACGGTAACGGCACAGGAACACAAAGTAACGGTTTCTCACGGCAAGCCGATATTCTATGATCCGCCCGAAGTCAGATCGGCGAAGGCTAAACTTACAGCGTACCTTTCTCAGCATAAACCCGACAAGCCGTATAAAATGGGCGTAAGGCTGACGGCAAAGTGGCTGTTCCCAAAAGAACGGCATAAAGACGGAGAGTATCGTATAACAAAGCCAGATACCGACAATCTTCAGAAAATGCTGAAGGACTGCATGACTGTTTGCGGTTTCTGGACTGATGATGCGCTTGTCGCAAGCGAGATATGCGAAAAGTTCTGGGCGGCAAATCCCGGAATATATATCAAGGTCGAGGTGCTGAAATGACGATAGACGAAGTTCAGCAGGCTATGGTAAGCGGTCAGACCGTAAGGCATACACACGGAGGAATAACCGCCGAATACACAATAAGCGGTGTTATATCCCGTTACAGCAAGATAAGAGGCTGGTATTATGTGCTTGAGCTTAAAGACAGAAAAGCGGACAGCTTGTCCGTCGTGAATATGGAGGAGGTTGAAAATGAAAGAATATATTAAGCGTGAAGTATTGTCAAAAATTATGAACGATATAGCAGGAGATGAAACTTGCCCTATGAACATTGCGGCAGATATTTATTATGCTGTAGATTGCATACCTGCGGCAGATGTCGAGCCTGTAAGGCACGGATATTGGCAAGTAGGGTATTTTCACGATCGAGTGTGCAGCTGTTGCTTGCACCCCGACAATGACCTTGACGATTATCCACATTCGTACTGCCCTAACTGCGGGGCAAAGATGGACAAAAAAGACGGACAGATGAGGCTATCATGACAAAGGAGGCACAATGAAAACGGTAACACTAATACTACCTGATTATTACGATGAAGCGATAACGGTTACCGCTGTCGGTCAGCGGAAAATTGATAAAAATCGCACAGTGGTAAATATTCATACTGCAACGGAGCGTGTTGAAAACGGACAGATTATCGACTTGAAGGAAACCTTTATCAGCAAGGAGAATGCTAATGACCGCTAAAGAATACCTATCACGCTATCACCTTATCAACATACGCATAAATCAGAAGATAGATCAGCAACGACAGCTTCGAGAACTCGCTACCAACATATCGCCGTCATCGGGCGGTGGACACGGTAGCGGGGTATCAGACAAGGTGGGTATGGCTGTTGCAAAAATCGCAACACTGGAGCAGGAGATAAATGCAGAGATAGATGAGTTAATCCGTGTTAAAGCTGAGATAGAGCACACTGTCTCTGCGGTATCTGATGAGCGGTTAAGGCTGATACTGACAGCAAGGTACATAAACTGTAACCGGTGGGAACAGATAGCTGTTATGCAGAACATAGAGCTTAGATGGCTGTACCGATTACACGGGCGAGCACTCACAGAAGTAAGTAAAATAATTGACCATTGAAATACACCTAAAGTGTGTGATATGATTACGATAGAAAAGAAGCGAAAGCGTAGTGACCGGGGAGCGGCTAATAAGCCGCCAGGTCACCTTTTCTGTCAATTATGCGTATAAGAGTTATCCATTGGACCTCCTTTTTCTTAGTCAAGCCGTCCGCTCTTCCGATTCTTTCGTGCGGACGGTGAGAATACTTCAAGCACTCTATATTCAGGGTGCTTTTTCTATATCCGGAGAACGTTATGAGAATAATAGAATATCGATCGTTTGATTACAGCTTTGTAAAAACAGTGTATGTGTATGAACGCAACAAAGAAGATTATATACAACTCAAAAACGGGAAAATGAACGGCAGAAAATCTGCTAAAGCCTTAACTGTTGACAATAACATAAAAGATGATATAATAGATATAAAAGCAGAAAACGACCGAAAAGAGCTTGCAAAAGCTATATCGGACGGGAGAATAACAACTAAACTCGATAAAAAGGCACAACAGGCGCATAAGCCGGGTTCTCAGGCTTTTATCAGCCGTGTTTCAAAAGGTGAAATCCCAAGCTATATCAATCTGAGCAATATGGAAGTTCAGAAGATAATAAATGAACATTCACTGAAAGGGCATGTGCGAAAGAGTGATGATGGACAGTTCAGAGAGGTAATTGAATTGGATCATGAATTTGGTTCGTTCGGTGACAGACGAAACGAGAAATACATTTCGACAAACAGAGGAACGATACATTACTCAAAAGACGGAACACATCTTGTACCTGCGGCACCACTGAAAGGAAATAAAAAATAATGGTTGATTCATTAACACTGTATGATGCTTTGTTTCACAAAGTAAAGCTGACAGAAACAAACGGCGCAGTCCATATCGAAACGGCTGATCTGTATGAAAGCGAATACGACAGCGGATACGATGAAGCAATAATAGGACTTACTAACGGTTATTATTACAAAGAGCATGAGATAAGTTCTATTGAGATACTTGACTGAATATTAACAAAGCACTCTGCAAAGGGTGCTTTTCTTATATCATAAATTATGTTAAAAGCTTGTTCAAGATGTGGCAAGATCCACAAGCCCGGAGAATGCACAGCCGGGATAAAATATACACAGAAGATACGGGACGGCGAAGCTGACAGGTTTCGTAACCGCAAAATATGGCGCAGAAAAGCCGATGAAATACTTGAGCGTGACGGTCACTGCTGCAGGGTGTGCCTGTCGGCAGGCATTATCAACAGCACAGATCTATCTGTGCATCACATTATACCGCTAAAGGTCGATTATGACCGCAGGCTTGATAACGATAACCTTATAACGCTGTGTCGCTATCATCACGAAGCGGCGGAGCGTGGGCGTATCAGCAGGCAGGAACTGGCAACTATGACTTGTGCCGTCGATTTTTCGCACCACAACATATAGTGGTGCAATACTATACACCACAATATATAGTGTACCCCCCCTACCCTTGCGGTTTTTAAGGGGTCCCGGTCTGACATCTGACCGCCACCTCTTTACACGATATATTCCCGATATGACTTTGAGAGGAGTGAGTATATGCCCAGAGGAGCAAAAACGATAGACAACTGTGCAGGACACAGGACAAAAAAAGAAAAAGAAACCCGTGAGAAAGCCGAAGCGGCTATGCTCACAGGGCAGAAGTGCTTTGAGCGTGACTGCGTAAAAGCTGATCCGGTCGCACACAAGGAGTACCTGCGGCTGACAAAGTTACTCAGCACGATACAGAAGAACGATGCGCTGTATGGCGCAAGCATCAACAGATATTGCGAGTTGTACAGCGAAGTAAACGCTGTCAAAGCGGACGCAGTAACACAAAGAGCGGTGCTGTCGAAGATTGAGATAGCTTTTAACAATCTGCCGGACGAAGAAGCGACAGGCGATGAACTGATGAAGTTTACAAAACTGATGTCCGGAGCTCTTGCAAAGATAGCCGACCTTGACAAGATAATAATGCAGAAGCGAAAAATGATGAGTGACATCGAAAAGGAAAACGGCTGGACGGTGCTTTCCGCTATCAGAGCGATACCTAAGGCGGAAAAGCCCGAAGATGACGCTCTGATGAAAATATTACAGGGGGGTGACAGTGATGGGGCTGTTTGATAAGATATTCAGGCGTGACACTGAAGGCACAGACATTGAAGTTGCTTTTGGGCTAAAGCAGATAAGCAATATAACACGAGAACAGGCGCTTGAAATCCCTGCGGTTTCAGCGGCTGTTAATTTTATAGCCGGCACAATAGCAAGCCTGCCGATAAGGCTTTATAACAGCAACGATGAAGTTCAGACAGCGGCGGAGATCACTGAGGATAACCGCCTGTATTTGCTGAATGAAGAATCAGGCGATACGCTTAACCCGACAGAAATAAAGCGTGCGGTTATCCGTGATATGCTCCTTGACGGCACGGGGTATATGCACATAGAACGGAGCGGAAATGAGGTATCGGCTCTCAGATATGTCCGTGACAGTGCCGTGAGCGTGGAGAAAAACTCGGACGCTATCTATAAGACGCTCCGCATGCTCGTTGACGGCAGAGTGTACAACCCCTGGGATTTTGTCATTCTCAGCCGTAACAGCGTTGACGGAGGACAGGGAGTAAGCATACTTGCCGAAAATCCCACACTCTTGACATCAAGCTATATGCTGTTACAGCTTGAAAAGGCGATGAGCCGTAGAGGTGGTAATAAGAAGGGCTTTTTACGCACCGAGCAAAGAGTAGACGATAAAGCATTACTAAAAATCCGTGAAGCGTGGCGAAAGCTGTACAGCAACAACGGTGACGGTATGATGATACTGCAGAACGGGCTTGATTTCAAGGAAAGCAGTTCCACTGCCGTTGAAATGCAGTTAAATCAGAACAAGGTGACTAATGCCGAGCAGATAGCAATGCTGTTTGGCTTATCTCCCGATGTGCTGTCGGGCAGAGCCGATGACAGAACGTATATCAACAGCATAAGGACAGCCGTACTTCCTGTTGTTTCTGCGCTTGAAATGGCGCTTAACAGGGCGTTATTGCTTGAGAAAGAAAAGCATAGTAAGTATTTTGTCATAGATACTTCTGAACTGCTCAAGGCTGATATTCTGACACGCTATCAGGCGTATCAGATAGGTCTTGCAGCAAACTTCTTACAGCCTGACGAAATACGGTTCAAGGAAAATCTTGCTCCACTCGGACTTGACTTTATCAAGCTCGGTCTTAACGATGTGCTTTATGATCCGAAAACAAAGCAGATATACACGCCGAATACCGACAGTCACGCTAAAATTGACGAAACGGACTTGCAAGGCGGCGCTGAGGGTGGTATAATAACAGAAAAGAGATACAACAAGTATCACGACAGTAAAGGACGCTTTGCAAGTAAGAACGGCGGCAGTGCGACCGGCACAGGCTCGCTTAAGATGAGCAAAGCAGAAATCAAGAAAGTGTCGAGTGAGATAAGTACAAATTACAACCGATACGCAGGTAAGAAAACTTGTTTACATTATTCTTTATGGCGCAATGAATACTTTGCGTACCACTTTAAAAACAACGGATTTGCAGACTATGATTTTGTTAAGAAAGTGAAGTCTTGATTATGGAAGAATTAAAAGTACTTTTAGAGAATGTCAGCGATTCATACTATGATTTTGTACAAGGAATGCTATTAAACGCAAAAGAGCATTATGACAGGATAGATGAAATTATCGCATATATCAAGGATAATCCTGAAGCTGATACGTCTGATATTTTAGGTTGGACGTTATTAACTATGGATGGAATTGATATTGATAACCCGGTAAGTATAGTCGATGAAGATGATGAGGACGAAGAATGAAATTGAATATGACGACCGCTCTTAACAAGGGCGGTTTTCTTATACCCGTGTGCAATCGATTGCACTTGACTTGAACACAAACTTTGCAAAAACAGCCGTTTTTTTTTGCAAACTTCGGCGCAAAAACGCACCAAACTTAATAATTTTGCCGCCCCATTAGGAGCGGTATTTTTATACCCAAAACACAGAAAGGAGTGAGAAAAATGAAAATCGAAATCCGTTCCGCTGATCTTATGCACATCAGCGGATATGTAAACGCTGTCGAGCGTGACAGCAAGCAGCTTCCTGCATCAATGGCACCGGGTATGACAACACCGTTTGTTGAGCGAATCATAAGCGGTACGTTTGCGAAAAGCCTTAAAGATCATCCGAAGGTCGAGCTGAGATTTAATCACAGCAAGGTGCTTGACACAACGGACGGCACACTTAAACTGCGTGAGGACAGCATAGGACTGCACGCAGAAGCCGACATCACCGACAGAGAGGTAATCGCAGAAGCGAGAGCAGGACATCTGACAGGGTGGAGCTTCGGCTTTTCGGGAGCACAGGCACACGTTGAGCCGTGCGACGAGGGTGTACAGCGAAGAATGATAACAGGGCTGACACTGCACGAGGTGTCAATCCTCAACCGCAACCCAGCATACATCGCCACGTCAATAGAAACGAGGGGCGAGGAAACGACCGTGACGGAACAGCGCAGTGCCGAAAACGATACGGTCGAGGTAACAGACGAAATCCGGGAGTTTATCCCCGATTACAGCAAGGAAATAGAAATCTTACAGCTTATGTCGGATTACTCCGGCGGAAAGGAAACAGTATGAATTTAAAAGCACTCATCGAAAAGAGAAACGCTCTTATCGCCGACATGAAGTCACTCTGCGATAAGGCAACGGCAGAAACAAGAGCGATGACAACAGAGGAGCAGACAGACTATGACGCTAAGAAAGCGGAAGTCGAGGCACTGAACAAGACAATTCGCTCTATCGAAGAGCAGAATGCTCTTAACCTGAACTCCGCAAAGTCAGACGGTACAGCAACCGACAAGGAGCAGGCGGAAACAAGAGCCTTCGAAAACTATCTGCGTACAGGCCAGATAGTAGAAACAAGAGATGACGTTAATCTGACAAAGGGCGATAACGGCGCAGTTATCCCTGCGACTATCGCAAATAAGATAATCCGTAAGGTTATCGACATCTGCCCTATTTATCAGATGGCAACAAGATACACGCTCGGCGGTACGCTCTCGATTCCTTATTATGACGAAGAAACGCAGGCTATCTCAATGGCGTATGCCACAGAGTTTACGGACCTTGCAAGCACATCGGGTAAGTTCCTCAGCATCGAGCTCAAGGGCTATCTTGCAGGTGCGCTCTCAAAGGTTTCGAGAAGCCTTATCAACAACTCGCAGTTTGACATCGTTTCATATGTCATTAACGAGGTTTCAATTGCGGCGGCAAAGTGGATCGAAAATCAGCTTATCAACGGCACAACAAGTAAGATAGACGGTCTTGCTGCAGGCGTTACACAGGTGGTAACGACAGCATCGGCAACAGCTATCACGGCAGACGAACTTATCGACCTGCAGGAAACAATCCCCGATGTATATCAGGACAATGCCTGCTGGATTATGAACAAGACTACAAGAACCGCTATAAGAAAGCTCAAGGACAACGAGGGCAGATATATCCTCAATCCCGATGCAACGGCAAAGTGGGGCTATACGCTTTTCGGTAAGCCCGTATACACAACCGACAGCGTATCGGCTATCGCTTCCGAAAAGACAGCTATCTACTACGGCGATATGAGCGGTCTTGCCGTTAAGACCTCCGAAGACGTGTCTATCCAGATACTCAACGAAAAGTACGCAACACAGCACGCTGTCGGCGTTATCGCCTGGGTAGAGATTGACGCAAAGGTCGAGAACGCTCAGAAGATAGCCGCCCTTAAGATGAAGAAGGCAGGAGGCTAATCTATGAAGATAAAGGCAACAACCAACTTTTCGGGCACCGTCAGCATGGCAAAGGGCGAGGAGCGTGAGCTTCCCGCCGGTCCTGTGCTGACCGACCTGCTCTCCTGCGGGTACATAGTGCCTGTGGACAAGGAGGAGAAAAGTGAAGCTAAGCGAGGTAACAAGCGCAAAGATTAAGGCGTTTTGCGGTGTCAGCGATGACGAAGACGGAATGCTTGAAATCTGCGCCGGAGCGGCGAAATCCTATATCAAGGGATACACGGGGCTTGACGATGCTCAGATAGACGAATACGAAGATATCACGGTGGCTTACTTAGTGCTTATAAACGACATGTATTCCTCTCGTGATTTCTCGTCCGACAGAGCGTCGCAGAACCCCGTGACCGCTCAGATACTCGCCCTGCACAGCTTAAATCTGCTGAACGGAGTGAATGAGAATGACATTTAACAGAAAAATCACGCTCATATCCTCCAAGCAGAAAAACGGCTCGCAGGGCAAAGCGGACAGGGCGGTAAAGACCGTATACGCAAAGGTTTCCGAGCCTGGCGTAACGGCAAAATATGCCGCCGAAACGGCAGGATACAAGTCGGAACTTACGGTGTATATGTGGAGACGTGAATACAGCGGTCAGTCGGTCGTACAGATTGATGGCAAGCGGTATCACGTCGAAACAACCGGAGCGGCCGACAGCGACCTGCATATAAAGCTGATACTGGCGAGAGGAGGCTGACAATGATAACAGAAAAGATTGATTCGGCACTCTCGGCGGTATTTGAGCATTTTTACAGCTATATGCCTGAGTTTGAGGACGGCGAAGAGCCGGAGAAGTATGCGGTGTACAATTTATCGTACAGGGATACGTTCTTCAGCTCCGGCAGGGCAAATATACGGCAGTATTCCTTGTCTGTGAGCGTTTTCTCGCCACAGGCAGACGCAGAGCTGTACGACAAATCGCAGACGGCGATAGAGAATGTAGGCGGTATATTTACCGGCACTACCGATTTATCACAGTTTGATGTTTATCCCAACAGAAAAATTTTAGTCATGGAGTTTACGCTCTATGAGGAAAGGACATAATTATGGCAAAAGTAACACAGGGCACAGACCGCAAGTCTGCTGTATGCACCAAGCGTTTTGCGTATGCACCGCTTACAACGGATAACGCCGATACGCTGGCATACGGTGATGTGACCGAGATTAAGGACATACTTATCACAACAAAGTATACGCCTAAGATGAACAGCGCATCTCAGTATGCAAGCGGCGTTGAGGTTGACAGCTATGTAGCTAAGGCAGGCGGTACGCTTGACGTAACAATCGTAAACACCAACTCTGCCGATGAAGTGGCACTGTTCGGCGCAAAGGTAAATACAACAACAGGCGTACTTGAAAGCGGTAAGGACGATGTTGTACCCGATGTAATGTGCATCTACAGCACTATGACATCGGACGGCAAAATAAACCTGTATAAGTTCCCTAAGTGCAAGTTTACTTCACAGGGCGAGAACGTACAGACGACAGACGAGAACGGCGTTACATTTAACAGTCTTGCACTGCAGGCAAACTACAAGGCACTTATTAACACCGGCGTTGATATGTACTGCGTAAAGGGACTTGATCCCGTTACAGACAAGACAACCATTGACGCATGGTTTGCGACCGCTTCGGGCGTTATCGTGGCTGAAGCGTAAAAAAAGTACAGATATGACGGGGCGGGAAACTGCCCCGAAAATTATCTATAGGTGAAGTATGGATTTGGTATTAAGATACATAGAACTGCTTGAATTATGCCGCAGTGACAGGTACGACCTGTTTCTTGCCGATATGGAGCTTAGATGCCTTGAAGAAATAGGGATACTGCTCAGGTATAACCACAACCACGACCCGCATACAGGCAGATTTACAAGCGGTAACGGGGTTGACAACGGCGGGGAAAGTGGTATAATAAAACTGGAAGATATTGAAATAGGAAAGTCACTAAGCGCAAAAGCTAAAAATTATAATATTATGGATTTGCAAACCGGTGATATTTTTCATTTTTCAGAAGGAACAAAAATACAAGACGTACAAGTTTTTGCCGGGAAAGGTTCAAAAACTATATTTCGTAAAGCAGATAAATACGCAAAACGTTATGGCGGAAAGCCTAATGACTGGCAACACTGCAAAGGCAAGGGCGTTGTTGATTATTATGGTGAAGAACGTAAAGCCGAAGTACATTGGGTGCAATGCGAAAGCGTAGGCAAGTACGAATTTTTTATAAAGGAGTGGTTGGAATGAAAGTAAAGTATATCGGTAAAGAGCTCGTGGCAATTGAAAAAGGAAAAATCTATAATGTTATATCAGTTGAAAAGGGTTGGTTTCGTATAATGACAGAATTAGATGAAGACTATTTGTTCCCACCTGAACTTTTTGAAGTAATTGAAAACTAAAATTGTTCGCTTTGTTTTATTCCGTATGCACCAATTGCATAAATAACTTAATAATTTTACCGCCCCATTCGGAGCGGTATTTTTATACCTAAAAGGAGTACCAATGTTCACAGAACTTTTAAACAAGAAAATTTACATCACAGATACTTTATATCTGCGATATGACATAAAAGCGTTTATAGAAGCGGAAGAAAAGGGCATCAGCCCGTTTGAACTGACATTTCCTCTGCCGCTTGACTACATCAGAGCGGGGCTTCGGTGTTGCTTTGATGAGCTGGGAGCCGACTCTGTAAAGCGTTCCGAGATAGTGGCATATATGATAAAGGAATTGTCGCAGGAATACCTGCAGGACAGGGTGCTTGCCGCAACTACCGCCGCACTTCCTGCACCGATAGTGGGAAGTAAGCCGACAGAAGAAAAGCCCGACTTCAAGAAGCTACGCAGTCTGTTTATAGATATTATGGGACGGACGGAGGATGAATTCACATATTCCACGCTGTACGAAATAACGGACAGATGGAACGACTACGCAACGTTTATGGGGTACAAAGCCCCGACAGAGAGGTTTGTGCAGTATGACGATTAAAGACAGCCGTGCGTACAAATACGCCGTGTGGGCGTCAACGGACAGCTCCGGTAAGGTCGGAAGATACGTCAGAAAACAGTGTGCCGAATGGCTTAAAGCTGTCGATGACGGTTATGTAGATGTTCAGGAATGGAACAAGATAACCGCACTGCTCAAAGCCATACAGCACCCGGACTTAGGCCGTGATATGTACTCATCGCTTGAAGATTACAGCCTGCTTTTTATCTATGCGGTGCTTTGCACGAAAATAGACGGAAAGCTGTATTACAGCACGGGACTGCTCGAAATTGCCCGAAAGAACTACAAGACGTTCACAGCGGCGGTAATATTCATCATCGGTATGCTGACACTGCCGAGATTTTCCCGACTGTTCTCTGTAGCTCCCGACCTGAAGCTGTCAAGCGAACTTAAGGTTGCTATCAAGAAAATTATAAAATCCTCTCCGCTACTTGAAAAGCATTTCAAGATTATGCGGTCCGAGATACGCTGTCTGATGTGTGATACGGAGTATACTCCGCTTGCGTACAGTAAGGATAAGCTGGACGGTAAGCTGGCACATCTGTTCCTTGCCGATGAAGTCGGGGCTATGGACGGCTATCCGGTTGAAGCAATGCGTTCTTCGCAGATTACGCTTAAGAGCAAGCTTGGAATACTTATTTCCACACAGTACCCGAATGATGATAACGGCTTGAAGGACGAAATAGATATAGCTAAGAAACAGCTTGACGGGGTGTACAGCTCCGGCAAGAAATATTTTGCACTGCTTTACGAGCCGGACATTGAGCTTGTACCCGACTGGAAGACGAACGACAGCGTGCTGTACCAGTCGAACCCTGTAGCTGTTGATAATGCAGATCTGTTCTCGGAACTGAAAGACAACCGCCAGCTTGCCGTGCTGTATGAAAACAAGCGTGAGAACTTCCTATGCAAGCACTGTAATATTCAGTATAAGGGTGTCGGCAGTGAAGGCTATGTTGACCTTATATCCGTACAGAACTGCTCTGATGACGTGCCGGACGAGTTCTGGCGGGGTAAGATAGTCTATCTCGGACTTGACCTCTCTCAGACTGAGGATAACACGGCGCTCGCTATGATATGCTATCACGAGGGCAAGATATATGTTAAATCGGTAGCGTTTGTTCCTGCTGAAAAGGTTGAGGAAAAATCGGTAAAGGAGCATGTCAATTACAAGACGCATATTGCAAACGGTGATTGCTTTGCGTGCGGCGATTATATCATAGATTACGGCTTTGTCGAGAATTACATACTGACGCTGAAAGAAAAGTACGGCGTTATAATAGCCCAACTCGGTTTTGACCGCTGGAACGCACTCTCAACGGTGCAGAAGCTCGAAAGCGCCGATGATCCGATAGAGTGCGTAGAGATACGACAGCATTCAAGCGTGCTTCACGCTCCGACAAAGTGGCTCAAAGAACAGATACTCACGGGAAATATAGTGTTTGCAAAGAATGAACTGCTTGAAATAAATTTCAGCAACGCAAGATGTACAGAGGATACGAACCTGAACAAGTACGTCAATAAAAAGCGCTCTGCCGGCAAGGTCGATATGGTGGTGTCGCTGATAAATGCGGTGTATCTGCTTCAGCAGGAGATACTCAACGGCGATTGCGGTGTGTTTGTGCAGTATTAGGAGGGTATTATGGAAAGAATAAAGGAATTTTTGCTTGATCACACAGAATTTATGATAGCAGGGGCTATAGGCGGTCTGCTGTCGGTGGTTATAGGAAAGCTGATAAAATGACACTGATACAAGGATATTTCGGTATAATCGAATTATGCCACAGCGACAGGTACGACCTGTTTCTCACCGATATGGAACTGAGGTGTCTTGAAGAGATAGGGATACTGCTCAGATATAACCATAACCACGACCCGCACACGGGTAGGTTTACAAGCGGTAGCGGGGTTGACAACGGCGGGGAAAGTGGTATAATAAAAGAAACAGAAAATCAAAAATTACTAAAGGATAAAATTAAATCAGGAGAGTTGCCGCTTAAAATCAATCAGGATAAACAGGCACGGCATATTCTTCAAAATGGCGAAACATCTAAGCCCGATGGGAGAAGTTACTTGACTATTGGCTTAACCGATGCGCAGTTGGTAATAGATGAATATCATGCTACAGGTGACGTAGTTCATGTCCCAAGCAGTAATAAATTCAAAGAGCTTATTACCACGAAAAAAGAAATCGGGGTAGATGGAAGGTCTAATCGGAAAACAAATCAAGCGTTTATTAACTATTCAAAAACCGGAACGCACATAGTTCCTACAAAGAAAGGAAGAAAAGATGACTGACATTTTTGCTTATGAGGGGAAAAGCGTTGATATAACGTGTAATAACGGCAAAACATACAGCGGTGAAGTAAAATGGTGTGCTCGTGCCGAAGACATTGATGAGGATGATGATGTTCTTGCAATAAATGATGTTGGCTTATTAGCCAGCGAGATAAAAACTATAAAAGTGATATAATATAAGTAAGATAAGAACAGCATTTTGAAGTAGAGAATGTGCTGCTACACACCCTTGTGGTCAAAAGAAATGTGGGAAAGGGCACACCCACCAAAATGCCATTGCTTTGAAAGCCGTTTTGAGAAATCGGAACGGCTTTCTTCTATGAAAATTAACCGCCCACAGCAGTGAGCGGTTTTGTTGTATCCTCAAAAAAATTAAAAAAATTTTAAAAACCTCTTGACTTTTGCGTACGCAAATGTTATAATAATGACAGTGGAAATAGAAAGCCACAAATAACGGGGCAAGCCGAGAAAGGAGAAACAAATGGACGAAATGAACGATACCGTAAGACTTGTGATTAAAGCAATAATCCAGATAATCAAAGACAGCAAAGACAAAGACGAAGCACTTAAAAAAATAGAAGCTCTGCTTAAGTAAAGCAGAACTTCCACCAAAACCTATAAGCTCGGCGGACTTGCCGCCGCCTTGCTTATATTATTATATCACGGCTTGCTCCTTTCTGTCAAGAAAGGGTGTGGTTAAAATAAGCGAAAACGGCAAGAAAAAAATGGGTAGACCGATTAAAAGCGAAGAACCCAGAAATGTCAGTTTGCATTTACGAATATCGCAAGGTGAAGCAGAACGCATAACAAGATGTTCAGAGCGTTTAGGTCTTAATCGTACGGAAACTATAATGCAAGGCATAGAATTACTTGAGAAGAAAAAATAAAAAAGCGAGTTTGTTGTCTCCGCTAAAAGTTCAAACAAACTCGCCCACCAGACAGATTGCTCTATCTGAAATCTATTATACTCGGATAGAGCCTTCCTGTCAAGTTAGAAAGGAAGTAATATTATGAGTAATTTACTGGAACTCGAAGAAGCTACGAACAAAAACACGGCTATTGCGCAGGGTATTGAGCTGATGAGGCTTGCCGCTATAGCTAATGAAGAAGTTGAATTGTCAGATTTCACTGATTTCATTCACTATCTCGCTATGATTGCGACCGAGAATGCAGGTAATCTTGAGAAAATTAAAGAGAGAGCATTTAAGGAAGCAAGAGAAAGCAAGGCTAACGATAAAAAGGCGGTGAGCGCATGAACGAGTTACAGATATTCGATTACAACGGTTTGCAGGGCAGAACAGTGGAAAAAGACGGCGAAGCTTGGTGGGTGCTTTCAGATGTATGCCGAGTGCTTGAACTGTCCGATACAAGACGAACAGCGGAAAGACTGGACGAAGATGAGCTGACCCGACTTAGACTCCACTCAGGTGGTCAGAGCCGAGAAATGTATGTTATCAACGAAAGCGGATTATACAATGTGATTCTTCGTTCCGATAAGCCGCAGGCAAAACCGTTTCGTAAATGGGTGACTTCCGAAGTCTTACCGACAATAAGAAAGACGGGGCAGTATAATGCAAAACCGAACAAGGCACTCGAGATAAAGGAAACCAATGCAAGAGTGCGGTTATCAAATGCGTTTTTAAAACTCGCAAAAGTTGATACGCTTTCTTCGGAATACAAAAATATACTGGTAGCAAAAGCCGCCGAAGCATTAACAGGCTTCCAGCTTATACCGCTTCCTCAGTCGGAACAGAAGATGTATACGGCTACCGAAATAGGAGAGATGTTCGGCGTATCAGCTCAGAGAATCGGCAAACTGTCGAATCAGTACGGTATGAAAACCGAAGAATACGGTACTTGGTATCGTTCCAAATCACAGTACAGCAATAAAGAGGTTGACAGCTTTATGTATAATGACAAGGCTGTGGAACGCTTTAAGACGTTAATTTAAATCAATCAATTTAATAATTATACCGCCCCTTTTGGAGCGGTATTTTTATACCCAAATTTCTGAAAGGAGCGATAAAATGTCCGATGATTTATTCACTCTCGACTTGTCCGAAATGGACCTTGAAGGCCTCATTCAAGTGGTAAATGAAATGGACAGCAAGCTGAACAGCAAGATTATCCCCGAAATTCTTGAAGAAGTCGGTGATGAACTGATAGACGAAGAACGGCGAATGTTGCAGGGTAGGCCGAATAAAGACGGCTCTCCGACAAAGCTCAGCGGATTGCTGACGAAGCAGATAACAAAAACAGGCAAGCTGTACAAGGTAAAAGCCGGGTATGACACAGCTACAATTAAAGCACATCCTGAAAGCGTGATTATAGAGTTTGGCAGACCGGGTAAAAAGAGCCGCAAGAAAGGCGGCAAGGATAAGCTTGGCAGAAAGATAGGCGCTGTGCAGGCATACTCGCACATCAGAGCGGCGCTTATATCAAAGAAGAAAGCAATCACGGAGCTTGCGGAAAACCGCTTCCGTGATGAAATAGAAGAACTGTGGGAAAAAGGAGGCAAAAAATAATGGCACAGGAACTTACTGCGAATTTCGGGGCAAACAGTACAAAATTTTCTAAGGGCGTACAGGAAATAAAAGCCCAGCTTACCGAGCTTAACAAAGCCCTTGAAACGAACAAGAAAGAGCTTGCCGATACAAACAAAAAAACAAAGGAATACGAAAAAGAGCTTGATCAGCTGAAAACAGCCGAGAAAGAAAACGGCACAGCTACAAAAGAACAGAAAGCCCGAATGGAAGAGCTTGAAAAGGAGATTGACAAGGCACGCACCAGAGCCGCACAGCTTAAAACCGAGCAGATCGATTTAAAAAACGGGCTTAAAAGCACCACAAACGAACTAAAAAAACAAAAAGCAGGCGTTTCCGGTGTTTCAGATGAAATGAAAAAGATGAAAACACTGATAACCGGCTTTATTGCGGCTTACGGCGGTAAAAAGCTGTGGGATTTACTCATAGGCTCGAATGCCGAAATGGAACAGTACACGACTTCGCTTGAAGTTATGCTCGGTTCTGCGTCAAAAGCGTCGGCAATGATAGAGAAAATGCGGGACTTTGCCGCAAAAACACCGCTTACGCTTGAAAACGTAATCTCCGGAGGTTCGCTGTTGATGAGCTATGGTGTTGATGAAAGCAATCTTATCGACACTATGACAAAACTCGGAGATCTCGCAAGCGGTAACGCCGAAAAAATGGACAGAATAACGCTTGCATACGGTCAGATGCTTGCAAAAGGCAAGGTCACCGGCGAAGAGCTTAGGCAGATGACGGAGGCAGGTGTACCGCTTCAGACAGCACTTGCCGAAAGCATAGGCGTAACCGGTGAAGAGTTCTCAAAAATGGTATCAAAGGGCGAGGTCGGCATAGACGCACTGAACAAGGCTATAACTGGGCTTACAACAGGCAACGGAAAGTTTGCGGGAATGATGGAAAAGCAGTCACAGACTATGCAGGGTATGCTCAGTACCTTGCAGGATAATCTGTCCGAATTTATGCGTAAAATGGGCGAGGGTGCTTTCGGAGAAGTTAAGTCGGCATTGCAGGAAGCGTCTGATCTCTTAGCAGAATGGGAGGAGGACGGAACGCTCGACAGATGGGCGCAGGGAGTAGGCGTTATGCTGAAAAACCTAATTGCTTTTCTGAAAACGGCTATTTCTGTAGGTCTTGACTTCAAGGAAGCGATAATAGCAGGTGCTGTGGCTCTCGGTACGTTTAAAATCGCTATCGGAATGGGTAATGTCATAAGTGCTGCGGTAGCGTCAATACAGCACTTTACGGCAGCTACAAAGGCGGCAACAGCGGCACAGGCAACATTTAACGCTGTCGGTGCGGCAAACCCGTATGTGTTTATCGCATCGGTTGTGTTGACAGCAGTTGCGGGAATAGCGACATTCATTGCCACAACAAACAATGCTACACAATCCGTTGAGGAACTTACACAGGCGGCTTCCGAATTGTCTGACGAAGCACAGAAATCGTCTGATAAAGCTAAAACGCTTGAAGAAGTGATGGCAAAATACGAATCCGCCGCTACTAAGGTTCAATCCGCCGCCGAAAAGACACAAACGCTGAAAGACTTACAGGAACAGCTTAACAGTGCCTACGGTAATACTAAGGACGCTATAGACCTTGTGAACGGCAGTTATGAAGAAAATATAAAGAAACTGCAGGCGGCAACGGAAGCGGAACGAGAGAACGCAAGAATCAAGGCACAGGCGGCTTTGATTAAAAGTGATGAAGCACAACGCAATATCGGTTCAGATGAGTTTACAATTTTCACAAACCCTGATACATACGATACTGATTACAGCAAATGGGCAAAGTATGAATCGGCAATTGGAAACTCTGAAATATCAAGAATAAATAAAAACGACATAACTTTTTTAGGGAATCCTATTTACGGGCATGAAGACAAAAATAAATTTTCTCTCTTTATAGGCGGTGAAACCTATAAAGAAAGAGCTGAAAATATTAAGAAGATCTTATCGTTGATGGAAGCTAATGGTGATTACGGCTCTCAGTACACTGCTTTGGCTGATAAGATGTCGGAATATGATGAACTTGCTAAACAAGTTGCGGCAAACGAAGCCCTCCTTGCCGCCGCAACAGAAACCACAACAAAGAAAACCGAAGAAAACACCGAGACCAAAAATAACAACATAAAAACCACCGAAGAACTCACCGACAGCACGGCGGATCTCATAAAAAATCTTGACGAACTGGCTTCCGCCTATGCAGAGCAGGGAAAGAACGGCAATATATCCTATGACACTATGCTGAAGCTGATAGACGCAGGGTATACGCAGTGCATAAGCCTTGACAACGAAACGGGCAAGATAAAGCTGAATACGCAGGCGTACAAGGAACTTGCAAAGGCAAAGCTTGCTTCACAGATTGCGGAGTATGATGCGACAATCGGCACACCGAACATCAACTCATACTACGATCAGCAGGAATGGGAAGCGAAAAAGGATCTAAGGCTCAAGCGTGACGCACTGCAGGCAATGTATGATAACTTTGATACCTATATGGAAGCGGGGAGCTTCAGCAGTACCGGAAATTCGTCTGAGAAGTCGAGCAGCAGTACAGACAACGAATATAAAAAGGCTTCGGAGGCCTACAAGACCGAAGCTGATAAAAAAATCGCCCTCATAAAGCGTGAGCTTGAAGCAAAGAAAGAACTCCGTGACGCTACTATAAAGGCAATTGATGATGAAATCGAAGCCCGCAAGCGTCTGAACGAGGACAACGACCTTGAAAAGCAGATAAACGAGGTCAAGGCTCAGCTGAAATATGGCCAGCTTGACGAATTCTCTCGTGAACAGATGGAGAAAAAACTGCAGGGATTGTACGATGACAAGGCGGAAAAGGACTGGCAGAGAAACGCACAGGCACGCAAAGATGCCGCAAACGCAAAGTATGAGAGCGAGCAGAAAAGCTACAACAATCAGATCAGCGCAATTAACGAAAGCTTGAAAACCGTACAGCAGATAATGTCGGCTATGGCCGACGGCTCAAAAACCGTCGAAAGCATAGTCAATAATGACAATACACGAAATAACACGGCGAATGTTAATCTCATCGGTTCGGCTTTGACGATGGCTCAGATAACAAAGGCAGTCAAAGACGCACTGATGGACGATATTGTAATCAGATAGGAGTAAAGTATGGAGAAAATCACATTTTCAACCGTTCTTGGCACGGCGGTAACGATAGACGATGTCAATACATCTTCCGATGCAGACGGAAACATACCGCTTCACCTGCTTAGCTTTGAGGGAAATGCACTCGGATATAAGCACGACAGTTCCGAGCGTGTAGGCTTTGACGGTGCGGGATTTTACGGTGCAAAAGCAAATGTCCGTACTATCTCTGCGGAGATCGCTCTGCTTCCTCGCAACGGAAAGCCAGCTACGATGTACGAGCTTCGCAGAACGCTCCTGCGGTACTTTCCCGCCGGTGTCGAAGGCACGTTGAAATACACAAACAGCGCCGGCAAAACGTATCAGATCGAGGGAGTAGTAAGTGAGCTTCCTGCGGTAGAACGGCAGGCAGGTGTGCTGTGTACGGCAACAATAGCAATCCTGTCATACGTCCCGTTCTGGCGTGTAAAAGCGACAGACGTAGAGGTATCAGCTGCTGCAGGAAAAACGCAGTCGGTAAATTTCACATCGCAGACGGAGGACAAAGTGCCGGCTATGCTTAGCATAACGGCAACAGCTGCCATGACGGGTACCGATACGCATTCGGCAATAATTACGCTTTCGGGGCGTGAAATGCCTGTGTCGTACAACAGCATGAGCGTCTACGGCAAAGAGCCACAGGGAACATACAAAAGCGCCACAGGAGAGCTTCAGCTGACAAAATATCTTAACCCAAGCGATACGATAAACGTCGATTGGGGGCTTCTCGGCAAGGTGTATATACCGTATTCACAGCGTTCCGGCATCGACCTGATAAAGTCAACATCGCAGTATATCTATCCCGGCACTAATACTTTGTCGGTGAAGAATAATGCAACAGCAGGAACGATAAAGGCAAAGCTGGTGCGTTTTGATTATGTAAGGAGTATCTGATGATAGTTAGAGTATACGATTTTTTATCGGTAAAGAAGCCGAAATTCTCGCAGAATCTTGTTGGAATCGTGTCTGATGTTGAAAGTTTCAAGTATACACGCAGAGCATACGACATCGGCAGTTTCGAGATGACAATACCTACACACGCTGATGAAGCCGGATGTATACAGCCGGACCGTATGCTGATAGTCGGAGAAAAGCTCGGTCAGACATATATAGCAAGCGATCCGACAAAGCGTATAGTAAAAGGAACGTTTCTTTATGTTACAGACATTGAGAAGAAGGACGATAAGATAACCGTCACCGGATACGACTTAAAGTATCTGTTTGCGCTTCGTGTCACGCTTTTTCCGAAAGAGGAGCAGGACAAGGGAACATACGGCTATTATGTCACAAGCGGCACGACATTTTCGTGTATCTCGGACATCGTCAACTACAATATCGTTAATGCTACAGACAGCGACAGACAGATATACGGTATGTTCGGTATAACGATGCCTGTAAATCAGATCAACGCAGACCCGCCGCTTACGGGCATACAGGATGACCGATACATGACACGACTTGAACCTGTCAGCACGGCAATTTTTAATCTGCTAAAAAACTGCAAGACGCATTTTTACGATATGCGGCTGATTATAGATGATAATGCGGAGGACGGCGATAACTATAATCCGCATATGGAATCGAGCGAGGACAAGCCGACTATCATCATAGACGAGAGCAGATACAACATCAAGAGCTATACTCGCAAGGATGGAACATCGGCATACAAAAATGCCATATATGCCGTAGTCGGTAGTGGTGATGATGTCACGGTAAAATGTGTGAAACGTCCCGATGATACCGCAAGCGGAGTAAAGCGTAAAGAGATTGTGCTTGATGTCGATACCGACAGTGTAGCCGAGATAGACAGATACGCACTTAAAGCGGCGGAAGAATATGTGGTATCTGACGACTTTGAGATAGAACCACTGTTTATGGATGATGAAACCGAACCTGAGCTTGCGCAGAAGGTATCCATCCGCATTGACGGGGTAGAGTACGAAACGGTCATAACCGAGATCACGGACGAGTACGCAAACGGCAAGCATACGCAAAGCTATGTCTGCGGTGACAAAAAGCTAAAGGTGCTTAATGTGCTGAACAAGGCAACGGCAGGGAACACGCAAAAAATTATAAATAACAAAATTACTACTGGTAATGCCGGCGGTGTCGGCAAGCTCACCGCTACGGGTCAAAACTGTGAGATATTCAACGATTACGATAACAACGTTGCGGCATCGCTTTACGCTCACGCAGAAGGAAGTGGCACGAAGGCAACAGCACCAAGCACAC